TTACCATACCCGCGATGCTCGCTGGCAAGACCTCTTAGCAATTCGCCAAGGTGATATTCAACAGGTATTCCCTGGAATGTTCCCTGATGAATTTCCTAAGCCTATGGTTGCAAACTTCATTGACGTTGCAGCACGTGACGTATCTGAAGTAATCGCGCCACTTCCAACATTCTCTTGTATGACTACAAATAGCACTAGCGACCTTGCTCGCAAACGTGCTGATATTCGTACTATGATTGCAGCAGGTTACCGTGATACCTGCAACCTACAAACTTTGATGTACTCTGGTTCAGACCGTTATGTTACTTTCGGTATGCTTGCTTTTATCGTTGAGCCAGACTACGAGAACAATCGCCCAATGATTCGCATTGACTCACCAATTGGTTCATACCCAGAGTATGACCGCTTTGGCAAGTTAATCTCTTACACTAAGCGTTATCAAAAGACTGTACGCGAGTTGGTTAATTCATTCCCTGAACTAGAATCAGAAATCAAGGGACCATATGAGAACCGCAACTCAGAGCGTCTATTAGAAATTTTCCGTTACCAAGATAAGGATGAGTTAGTTCTATTCATCCCTGAGCGCAAGAACCTTATTCTAGAACGCGCTAAGAACAAACTTGGTGAACTACCTGTAACTATTGCAGTACGTCCTGGTGTTGACTCTGATGAGAACCAACGCGGACAATTCGATGATGTTATGTGGGTACAAGTTGCTCGTGCTCGTTTTGCTACACTTCAATTGGAAGCAGCGCAAAAATCTGTACAAGCACCATTCGCACTACCTGCAGATGTTAACGTACTTGAAATTGGACCTGATGCAACAATCCGTTCTGCTAATCCAGAAAAGATTCGTCGCGTTGGATTAGATATTCCAAATGGAATTTTCCAAGAGACAGCACAACTAGACCAAGAACTTCGTCTTGGTGCACGTTATCCTGAAGGCCGTCTAGGTCAACAATCAGGTTCTATCGTAACTGGTCGTGGTGTTCAAGCACTTATGGGTGGCTTTGATACCCAAGTAAAGACTGCACAAGCAGTACTTGCTGAAACTTTCCGTCACGTAATGCGTCTATGCTTTATGATGGATGAAAAGTATTTCGGAGATATTGAAAAGGAAGTACGCGGCGTTAATGCTGGTGCTCCTTATGAATTAACATATAAGCCAAAGGAAGCCATTCGTGGCGATTACTGGTGTGATGTTACTTATGGCTTAATGGCTGGACTAGACCCAAACCGTGCTCTTGTATTCGGATTACAAGCACGTGGTGACAAACTAATTTCACGTGACTTCCTACGTCGTCAAATGCCTTGGGAAATCAACGTTACTCTTGAAGAAGAAAAAGTTGAAATTGAATCACTACGAGATGCGCTAATTCAAGCGGTCTCTGGTTACGCTCAAGCGCTACCAGCGATGGTAACGCAAGGACAAGACCCGTCCAAAATCCTCACTGCTATGGCTAAGGTAATTAAGGGCCGCCAAGAAGGCAAGCCACTTGAGGAAGTCATTGAAGAAGCGTTTGAACCAGAGCAAATCGAACAAATGGAATCCCCAGAAGTTGCAGCCGCAGGTGAGGCATCTGCCCCTGGACAGGCTCCTGCTGGGGCACCTAGTGAAGAAGGACAACTCCCACAAGGACTAGAGTCATCTGGTCGTATGACAGGAGTTGCACCAGGACAACAAGGTATGGCTCCTGGTGGTAGACCAGCACTACAAACACTACTTGCTGGACTTTCATCTTCTGGGTCTCCAACCTTATCGGCTGGAATTCTCAGAAGGCAACCAGTTTAACGTTGCTGGTTCCTTAATCTAATAAATCCTATAGGAGAAAATAAAATGGCAACAAAGAAGGCATCACTTACAACAAGTGTACCAAAGCCTAAGAATCAAGGTGGACACGGTTCATCTCAGGCTGTTACACAAAAGACAAAGATTCAATCTAAGGCTGGTTCAACCAAGCCTGGTGCATCTTCAGTGCTTTACACAAAGCAACCATCTGGCACCAAGGGTGTTGGAACAACTGCAGGTAAGCCACGTTCATAAATGTCTGACGAGCAGGGTAGGAGTGTTCCTATTCGTATTACGAAGTGGGATTTCCTTTCCCTGTTCGTTGAAACTTTAGGAACTTTAATAGCAGTAATATCTAATTTTTTTATGATGATGGTAGCACTTATTGACCATCACGCAAGTTTCGTGGAAGACGAAAAGACTTTCCACGAGTATGCAGCCCGAACCATTGAAACACTACAAGAAGGAGAGTGAGTATGCCAGCGCCAAAAAAGCCAGCAACTACTCCGTCACTCCCAGGTGCTCAAAGCACACGCACTGATGGTGGGATTGCAGATAAGCAAGTAATCCGTCAATTGACTGGATGGAACCCAAGCGATACAGATACTAATGCTAGTTTCGCACAGGCTGAATCTGGAGCACCTATGGCACAATCGCCTAGCACTCCTACACCATCTAAACCTTCAATTGCACAAGCAGCCCAAACAGCAGGACAAGCACAGGCAATGCCAACACTTGATGGTATGTCTCAACGTCCTTGGGAACACGTAACTACACCTGCAGCAGATGTGCAACCTGTAGACCCACGTGTTGCTGAAAATACACAACTAATTCAACGCTATCTACCAGACCTTCAGGCTGCAATGGATATTCCTGGAACTCCAGACTCATATCGTAGATTCGTTAATTACTTATCGCAACAAGCAAGCCAGGTGCCTAATCAATGACACAATGGGTTGAAGGAACATTATTTGACAACATTGACAAATTCGCTTCAAGCCTAGGATTTGAAAATGCTGGAGTGGTATTGCCTTTGGCAACTATCCCTTGGCAATCCCTTGAAGACCGTAATGCGTTCATTGGTATGTTAACTAATAACACTCCCCAGGGTGGTAACACTGTATCTATCTCGAAAGGTGGCAAAAAGTAATGTCACTTTGGGATAATTTTCTAGGTGTTGCAAAAGGTGTAGGTTCTGAGATTGGTGCTATTGGCGAAGGAATTAAGAATTTAGTTCCTGGCCTTGTAAGTAATGTTGCACAAGCAGGTGCTGAAATTGGCACACAACAAGCAACTGGAGTTGTAGCACCTACAACTACACAAGGATTACAACAAGCAGCGCAAGGCGCTCTTGCTAAACAAACTGGTGTCGCTGCACCAAAGCAGGTTTCTACAGATTTAATGCTTAAGGCTGCAACGCCTGTAGCAAAAGTATTCTCTAAGGCGGTAAACCGTCCTCTAGCAACAGCGCTATTATTAACTGACCCAGAAAGTCCGCTATATCAAGCAGACCAATATGGTAAAGGTTTTCAACCTTCAGATATTGTTAAAGCATATAATAGAACTGCAAAGGTATCTATTGGTCAGGCAACAACTAAATCTACTATTTTTCAAGATACGCCTATTGGCTATCTTTCAGACAAGATTCTACATGAAGGCAAAGTAGATACTAGCAAAATCAATCTTTGGAACGACCAAGATATTAAAAAGAATTTTGTTGATAATACAATTGGAAAACTTTTCACTGGTTCTGCAGACTTCGTAGGTAGCAATATTGCAGGTGCTGGAGTTACTGGTCTTGCTGGTAAGGCTCTTGGTTTAGCATCTCGTGCAGCAAATCTTTCTACTACAGTTAATACTGCAGAAGACCTTGCTCGTTACGATGCTCTAGCAGATGCTCATATTCAACACGTTCAATCTAATGGTATGGTTGGAAGTAGAAGCAATTTTGGAGCAACAGTCCAATCTCTTGCTGATACAACAGATATGAACTATATCGTTAAGCAAGTACGTGACTTGAGTAACAATGACCAACTACCATCTCTAATTCAAAAGACGAATAATCCTTCTATTGTTAAAGATTTAATTCTTGCAGATAAGGGTTACGAGCCTTCTTTGCAAAAACTATTAGCAGCAGAGCCAGCAGACCTGTGGCAACTTGGTGATGTAAATAACTATATCAAGGGTAATGTTGCTGCATCTAATAAGATTCCTTCCTATAGTGTTGAAGAACTTCCTAATGTACTAAAGGCTTACGATAAGTCTGTCTCTGAAGTTCCATCTCATCAAGATATTTACGACACATTCCACGATATGAATGGTGCTCGTGTTGTTCAAGGCAATGCCTATATGCCAGCAGACCCTAAGTTTGGTGGTGGGGCAATTGGCTCAGTTCGCACTCGTGCTGCTGAAGTAGGTTCAGCAATGAAGGTGCGTAGTTTTGATGACCTAGGTGGAGTATCTGAAACTATTCTAGGCAGTGGTGTTAATCGTCCTATTACGGCATTGATTCGCTTTGTTGGCACTAAGAAGCCACGCGGATATGTTACATATCAAGGTCTACGTCCATTTGATGCAATTGATGAATTAAATGCAGTATTTGATGATATTCGTTTATTCAAGGATGGCAAACAACCTATTACTGTTGACTATAAAATAGTTAACGGAGAGCCAACTCCAGTTACAATTACTGCTGCTGAATATCGCACAAATGCAATCAACGAATTTATGAACGCCAAGACTCCTGGCGCAAAAGATGAAGTCATTAGAAAAATTGATGAAAAACTTGGTTATGATATTGCAAGAACTCACGGGTTTAACGACAATCAATTAGTTGATAAATTCGTCTCTGATGCTAGAAACCATCTAAACTCTACTCATAGTAGCCTTGCTCGTGATGGTTATGCTTTTGATGCTCAAGGTCGTCGCTTACAAGTAGATGCTCAAACACAGCGTCAATTAGCGGACTCTCGTCCTATGCTTCCTTGGGGCAAGATTGAAAGAGATATTCGTGCTGCCGCTAAAAATGCAAAGATTCCTGGGACGGGCTTAATTACAGAGTCTACTCCTGGAGTTGCACACACTTTATTTGAAGGTGCAAATAAGGCGTTCTCAGTATCGGTTCTTGGTCGTCCTGCTTATATTCCAAAGAACTCTGTAGTTGAACCTTTAATCTCAGCGTTCCTCTCTCAAGGCCATAAGTATTTTGAAGACTCAGTTGGTACTGCTATTAGCAATGGTACAAAGAATATGAGAAACCGTATTCTTACTGGTGCTACTAAGATTGGTATGCACAAGAAATTTAGTGCTCTTAATAAGGTAGTTGATGAGAAAGTCAATAATCTTAATGAGGCTATGCACATTCGTGACAACGCTGTTGCTGAATATGAAAATGCTTTTAATACAGATAACCTTTCCCCAGCAGCAAAGGCTGAGCACTTAGATACTATCAAGGCTAACCTACGTGAATCAGAGCGTTTAGTTGAAAGACTTGAAGCAGATATTAATGTAGCCACAAAGCAACGTGTAATGGCAGATACTATTCCTTCTGTTTATAATCTACGTCGTCGTATAGAATTTCTAAAAGACCAAGGTGTAGCACGTTATTCTTCAGAGATTCGTACTGCAGAACTAGCCCTACAAAAGGCAGTTGGTAATATAAATACCCTTGCTCCAGATATTGCAGAACATAATAAAGTTATTGAAGATGCCTGGAAGTTAATTGATAAGACAATCAAAGAAAAAGGTCTTGCAGAAAAAGAACAAGCCTTATCTATGGAGCGTCTAGAGAAACTTAAGAAGCGCTACTATGGCTCACAAGACCCACACGTTGTCGAAATCGGTGGAGCGCCTGTGACAATTGACAGCCTATTTGATGAGAACTCATTG